TTTATCATCCACGGGGTTGATCAGGTATTTATTGTATTCCCAGGCAGGGAACCGAGCCTTTTCAGCCATTCTTTTAGCATGACTAATGGTAACAGCTACCTGGAATAACTGATTGCCTAAACGTCCTAATTCACCTAATCGTGGAAATGTGATCATTGTTTTATTTTATTGAAAATAAACATGCCTATTAAACTCAATACCGGTATTGAACATCCGATAATAAAATCAATACGATTTAGCGATAAAAAACAATACAACATAACATATATAAACCGTATTGAAAGGCAGAATACAACAAATGCAATTATGTATACTAACGTAAGTGGAATATTGGGTTTCATTGTATTTCTGTATTTTATTTTTTGAATGAATAATTAAATTTATCAATTATTTCTTTATCATTTTTTAATACCAATTGTATAAGCTCATCGGTATAATAGTTTTGATATGGCCCATGATAGCTATGGTTTGTATGTAGCTGATCATGCTTGTATTTTTTATAATATTCCGATAACGATATATCCGGAATATTAATTTTACAGGATGTAAGTATTGTATTAAAATCACTGTCAAGGTTTTCTGTTTTACCGATATGGTGCATTTGCATAATCCTATTGTTATCAAAAAACATTTTATTGTAACAGGATGTCATTGAAAAGTTGGTAACGTTATTAAATCCCCATTTCATATGGCTTTCAAAAGTTGGAAATTTTGCTGAAAATCCGGGGCCTGATAAGCCGTTATCACAATTTTTTAATAATCCGCCTTCTGTTTTCCAATCCGGGCGAACATAATAAAAATACCTGGATACATACCAATCAAATGGGTTTCTTACAAAAGATATGTTTATTAACCCTTTTACCTGATCTTTTACATCCATAAATGCAGGATGCCCTACTAACAAAAAATGATCCTGAAGGAATTCCCTGATATAAAATCCGATGAAAGATCCCGCTGTTTTAGGAAAATGAAAGAAAGCAATTTTTTTAGTCATTTTTTGTGCTTTAATTCAAGCAATGTTTTAATGGCATTGATCGTTTGCAGCATTGCCTTTTTTTGTTGTTTATCCGCTAGCACCCATTTTGCGTATTCATCGCGCTCATGTGGTTGCAGGTCCCAATACTGTTCAACAAAAAATTGCTCATCTTTTATTGCAAAACTGCTTAAAGATTGAAAAAAAGTAATTTTTTGTTGCTCGGTTTTACCGTGCAAACAGCCTTTTGTTTTACGTTTGAAGATGTTAAACATGTTAGTTTCCTTTATAGTATCTACAGGTTTTACAGCCTGCCTGTGTATATAAATTTACTGAACAGTCATTAGGTATACGGTTTAAATTGCAAATATCACTTTGAATAACCATCTTCTGCAATTGCTGATTTTTATATGACTGAATAATGTCTTTTGCTTCTAAAAATTGTTGTTCAGTGATCATTACTCTACTTCCTCCTTCGCATTATTATCTGCTAATTCCTGGTCGCGGTTTTCATAATTACCGATAACGGTATTGCCGCGTTCATCTACTATTTTAAAATCCATCATTATGATCAACCGGATAAGGGCCTGCCATTCAATACCACCGGCAAGGCTACGGAACCTGGATAAAATTTGAGGGTTTATATCTCCTTCTTTACAAATAATACTTGCTTTTTTTTCATGTAATCGTCTGTCAACCTGCCTGCGGAAATCGTTTTCCGGAAGTGATGCAGTGTATTTTAGTGCTATTTTTGGCATTTTTTTATAATTATTGTTTCGACAAATATAAAATAAAATATATTATAAAAACAATTATTTTTGATTAAAAAATAAAATAAAATGTTTATAACTACTTTTTAACCATGTTATACAATTGCATTAACTGTGATGACGGGTGATTTTTGAAGTTTTTTTCGATGTATTTATCCATGAATGTTTTTACCTGGTCAGCAGGGGTACCGTTTGATAATTGTTTTTCGGCATATACCATTAATTGTGAATAGCTGCTGAAATGATGTTTGGTGATATCAAACTGATCATCCTTACTTTGAGTTTTATCAGGTAATGGACGTAATCCTTTTGTTTCCCTGCCATGTGCTACGGCATCATAAAAATTGATCAAAAATTGTTTTACCCGCCATGGGGTGGTATTTATAAAATTGGTAGGGATGATGTAATCTTTAGGCATTAATGTGAGCACTAAGCGATCTTCATTAATGGAAGGCAATGGGGCTACTCGTTTATATATATCAATTTTGGTAGACCGGTTAAGGTACCCATTTTTATACAGCATTTCAATTTTTGCCATCAATACATCTTCCTTGTTTTTGGCTTCGGACTGGTATTGAAATTTACTGTATCCATGTATTTCCTTGGCACGATTGTCAGGATTGTTCATATCCAGATAGCAGATCCACCAGAAAGAGCAATTAGGCTTATCAGGGATTAGTCGGTTGTACTTTTTATCCATTTTTGTCGGTATTTAAAATTATTTTTTTATAAGTAAAAAACCACATTTCAAAATTCTGTAAAAACCCGTGTAAAAGTTATTTAACCCATATTATAGTATTAAAATATAAAACAAAACGCTGTAAACTCAATTTTGTCCCTGTTTTTATGCCTTTTTAATCCGAGATAAAACACTAAAAAGTGGATTTTAGGTATGATTCGGGCAAAAAATTGGCGATTTTTCCTGTACATTTAAGTACTATGTAAAGAACATTGATAACATTTGAACATCAGTTATAAATAACTTAATCGAGGTACTTCCCTAACTGAATAACAGCGTTTTACGTTAAAAAAATTAGGGCAATAAATTTTCAGCCTCGTATAAATTGTGTGTATTTATGCGAAATTGTGTATTTTAAAACAATTACATTAATGCATTAAAGTAACTGAGTGAGGTATTTAGGGGATTATTCTTTCTGCATTAAGTATCCGGAAGTAAAAAAAGGGTTAATACTGTGTTTATATTGATCGGTTACCTGGTGAGCTGGTAATGTATGAATTTTATATTTGAGGGTGTTAAATTTCATGTTATGCCAATTGTTTTTGAATTTGTGAAGTTATATTGATCATGATCGCATTAAGATATGGATCCTTGATATTGGTCCGGGTTAAATCATAATATCCTAAAATGGCGTAAGCCTCATGATGTGGAAATGATACCGGAATTATTTTTTTTGAGTTTTGTACGAACATCAGCTTATTGCTCAACTTAATGTGGACTGCAAATATATTACTTAAAACACATAAATCGGAATTTGATTTATATTTTTTTGAGAATGTTTTACACAATTGTAAGTACCGGTTAAAAGTTATTAACTGAGTATAATTTATTTCCCGTATTTTTATTTTAGGCAACATTTATTTTATATTTATAATCAATTTTGAGCATAAAACGGGTGTTTTTTATTAACAATTTAATTAACAATGTGTTTTATGCTGCAACAACTTTTGCTAAGGCATAAATCCAATTCTCGGGTACTAAAGGGTGCACGGAGTTGCCGATAAACTTTTTTTGATCGGCTTGTGTTCCTTTAAGTATGTAATCGCTTGGGAAGCCTTGTATTTTTAATAATTCCGGAATCTTCAGCATACGCATTTTAATATCTACAATGCCATAGGCAGCCATAAAATGTTTTATTTTGATGATCGGCTCACTATCGGTATCGTATATGGCTATTGCCAGGTTGCCAGAATGGGCAGTAACCATGGATAATGGTGCTTTATCCTGACGGGCCACAATGGTGCAGCATGGAGCATCAATACTGCCTGCATTGCCAAACCATGAAGGATTTACTATATAATGAGTTCGCTGTGTAATTGTTGGTGATGGCTTATCCATACTATTTGCAGGTGCTGTGCTGCTATTTTGATTCAATAAAAATTTTGATTGAATCATATTAAATTTAGGAACGCTTAAAATAGCCCCTGCAGGCTGATCAACCGACTGATGCCAACCGCTGGTTTTAAATGGTCGATCCAGCCATACGGTATTGATGAGTGAATGTTTATCATTACTCAATATGCTGCCGGCCGGTTGATCGATGGATTGATGATTGGCTGGTCCTGAAAACTGTTTATCCAGCCAAACGGTTTGTATTTTTGATATCCTATCTTTAGTAGGAATTGTAGGAGATGGTTCGTTTATACTGTTTAATTGACCGCCATTACTATAGTATTTTGCTAAAAAACAAGGTTGAACAATATTCTGATTGCCACCAGTACATGTTATTGTTCTTGCTGGCATTTCCGCTGAATATACTTTCCCAGATGCATTACCCGAATTATTTTGCATTAAAAATTTTGATTGAATAAGGGAATGGCTATCAGTAGTTCTTAATGTTCCTGCCGGTCCGTTTATACTTATCACTTTCCCTTTGGGCCTGCCGCTGTAATATTTTGCAATAAATTCCTTTTCGCCACCGGCTACATACTTGATCAGCCCGGCATAAATACGTTCATAGGTTTTAGGGGAAAGATTTTTTTTACGATTAAAAATGCTATTGCCTTCATCATCAAAATCAAGCACTTCTTTAACTGGTTTCCATTTTTGTGGTGCGGCAAATAAATTACCTGTTGAAGGATTTTTAAAATGTGTGGATTCCGGCCATTGTATCCATTCCTTTTTACTGGAAAACATGCCGAATAAACGGTTACGACTGGTATAAGCACCGAAGTTTGCAGAATTTAACTGGTTCCATTCATCATGATAGCCCAGGGCACGTATTTGTTTACGCCATTGAAGCCAATAGCTGCCGGCATCTTTACTAACCGGTTTACCATTTTCATCCAATGGCCCCCATCTCATGAATTCAACTACATTTTCAATCTGGATGATATCCGGTTTAAGCAATTGGATATAACTATCCCCTTTAATGTATTTACCAAATGTTTTTGTTTTAGGGTTCCATGCTTTGGGATCCCATTTCATGATCAGGCTTTGTGCCAAGGTACGGCTATCTGCATCCCGAGGCAATCCACCTTTTGCTTTGCTGAAATTGGTACACTCCAATGATGCCCATAAAATAATTTTAGCGTTGGGATATATTTTACGGCAATGCTGTATTAACTGAGCTAGTTCAGTAAGATCAAGCGTTCGAATATCTTCTTCAAAATGCTTTACTTCCGGATGATTTTCCCAATGACTTTTTATAGCGATGGGATCATGGTTTACGCAGGCAACTACTTTAGCAATGCCATTGGTATTGGCAAATCCGGTGGTGGTACCACCGGCACCGCAAAACAAATCAACCACCACAAATAATACTTTTAATAAATCTTTAACAGTAATCGTTATTTTTTTCATACGCGCTTCAATTAATAAATATATTTTATATAATTTACATTTATAAGTTCAATTACTATTTTATCCGGGGCAACATCGTGTACATCTTGTTTTTTACATTCAAATGAAATATATCCTTCAGCATTATTACGATATACTTGTTTATAAAAAGGCTCAAATTGTTCCACCTGCCCGTTCTTAAAACTAATCTCAATTTTTTTTAATGTATATCCCATGATATTTTGTTTTTATATTGCACTACTTTTTATCCATTTTAAGCAATCTAAAAAGCCACTGTAATAGTGGTCATCTTCGGTATCTTTAAACACTTGTCTTGTTTTAAATTTTCCTTTAAATACTTTGTCGTAAGCATAATCTGTTGCATCATCATTGGATGGTAATTTATCCGGTACGTATTTATGTGCTTCTTCATTATTTACTTCCCAATAAAATATTTCCCAATACCCGAATAATGAATAACCCATATCACGGTATAATTTGCGAAACACTTCTGAATTTTTATCATAACCGAGTAAACAAAGCAATTGTATTAAGTCATTAAGACTGATGTTTTGAAGTGTTTCTCTTACTTCTTTGTTTTCCTGCCATCTAATAACTCCGTGTTCATCCTGAATAATTGGGTGATCATGATGTTTTTCTGTTTTTAAAATAAGCCGATAATATTGATCTGTTTTTGAAACTTCGGCCCTTGTTACTATTTTCATTTGCAGTTAATTTTTATATCCCATTAATCAATACATTCACATGGAGTTCCATACATTTCAAGATCATCAAATAATTTATGTTGGTTTGCATCGGCATTTATTAAATCCGTCCAGGCATATTGCCTGCCTAATCCTTTTAACTCCACTTTGTTTTTTGCATTTGCTTCTATGAATAAAACTCGTTCTTTTTCATCTTCCGATAAATCCAATATTTCATGTTTTTTCATATTCGGGCAAAAGAAACAACTGCTTTTACCTGGCAAACAAAGTTTGGCATTTAAAATTTGCTGAATACATTGATCACGATTCCATTGCCATTTAATTAACGGGAAAATATTTGCATGTCCATGCAGCGGATTATCTTTCATTCTTTTTTGTTCGCCATAATCATAACCAATGTAATGTATTATTACTTCATCCGGATAATGTTTTTTTATAAATTTTTCCTGTGGTTGTATTTTAAACTTTTGACTGCAGGTTTTAAATCCAAAAGCAATAGCCGGTAATGTTGAATTATTAATAATATCCTGCTCTAATGATAATTCAATACCATGCTTTGTTTTATATTTAACTGTTTCAATCAATGGCATATCATGCTCATAAAGCCAGTTATTAAAATAATTGATATAATGGTATGTTGCTTGTTTTTCGCCTCCTGTATCTGCAAATAGTATGTGGTCAGGTTTTATACCACGATCAGCCATTCCAATCAGCATTGCTGTTGAATTTGTTCCGCCACCATATGATACTATATGTTTTGCCACCTTTTTTGTTATTGTTTTTATGAAATCATTAAACTTTTGCTAATGTATTTTCATATTCTTCTTTTGTGATTTTGATGTACTCTTTATCACCACAAATGGAACACATCATTATTCGGGTATATGTCCATTTGTTTTCAGGCAAATCAATCCAAATACCTTTTTTTGTGAATTCTGTTTTACTCATAAATACACTTTCAAATTTATAGCCGTGTTGTAAATTATTTTCTTCACAATCAATCCGACTAGTAGTGTAAGTAACTTCAATTTCTCTTGTAACATTAAATTCTTTTTCGCAATTTCCACAAGCATGAATTGCAGAATCTTCTTGAAATTCCCAGCTATTTTCATCTTCATGATCACAATAGGGGCATATAATGTTTTTTTCGTATTTATGTTCCATTTTATTTTTTTTAGTTTATAATAGGGTTTTTACATATGTTTTAACACCGTTTTTATCTTGTATGAGTGTAGTTTTATACTCTTTGTAATTTTTAATTATTCGTTTATCGGTTCTAAGATCAATGTCATATTTGCGTTTCAAATACCTGGTTAATCCTCTCTTATCATGATAAAAGCTATAATCAATTTTTTTACCATCTATAAATAAATCATATAATTTACGTGAATTATAGTCTACTGTTATTTCCGGTAAATTATCCATTTTAATACACACATTGGTAATCATCAATCAAATATTTTTTAGGCTTTTTACCCAAACGTATTGCTATTTCATATTCACTTGCTTCAATTTCTGCCAAAGCTGCTTCTACATATTTTAATACTTCACCGTTGATCCATTGTTTTTTATAAAATTTAAGCAGATAATCAAATGGCACTTCACCAATTGGTTTCCCTTTATGTACGCCCCAAGGCATTGGATCGGTGCTAATTATCATTTAATCTGTAAAGCCGATTTGTTTTATTTGATCAGTTCGTTTAAATACAATTACTTCTTTGCCGGCATCATTTAATTTGGGATTATAATTATCATCTACTACACGAACCAATAATTTATCATCCATTTGAAGTGTATGTATTTGATCAGCATGACGGATGATGCCTTTTTGTGTTATACCATCTTTATTGGTATATTGTACTATTATTCCCGAATTTGCTGCCATAATTTTTTATTCTTTTATTATATTTAATCGGATTAATTGTTTGTGTACTTCAGTCCAGTTTACAAATGGCTTATTATGCTGATCATAAATCAATGGTATGCCCAATGCTGCATCATCAATGTATAATTGTGCGTAGCATTTAGGGCTGGTGGTCCATTCTTTTTGCTGTGGATTGGTATTGATGCTATACAATGCAATATCATTTTGTTTGAACCAATTGATGGCATCGGTTAAAAAATTGCCGTTGTGTATTACTGGTATTTCGGCTGAAAACCCTGTATTATCATGCTTATCAGAACGCATTGTATTTAGTATCAATTTATGCCCGTTGGCGATCAGTTGTTTTAATACCGACGCTGCGCCAATATCTTTACCTACCAATGGGAATTCATGTGCTACACATGTTCCGTCAAAATCAATTGCTATATCCATTTTTTATTTTATAAAAATATTCCTATTTGATCGTAAATTCTTTTTTCGGCTATTTTAATGTAGTCTTTATTTAGTTCAAAGCCAATGTAATTACGGTTTAATTTTTTTGCTACCAATGCCGTAGTACCCGCCCCCATAAATGGGTCTAATACAAGGCCGCCTTCAGGGCAACCTGCTTTTATACAATCAACTATTAAATCTTCTGGAAAAGTAGCAAAATGGGCTTCTTTAAATGGTTTGGTGGTGACAGTCCAAACAGATTTTTTATTGGCTTTGCCATCCCCAATTAAATTGCCATCAGCACCGAAATAACCAGAATGCCCTTGTACTCCGCTACCGTTTATAGCCATAGCCGGAATCCCATTTTCGTTTCCCTGATTGCCACCTTTGATATCAACTCCTTTTCTTGCATTTCTTCCCGGCCCAACGGCTTTCATTGTTCCATTGGTTTTACCTAGTACTCTACTGCTTCCTTTTTGATCATCAATTTGTTGCATCATTCTGTGAATGGTTGCATCTGCTACTATTGTTTTTATCGCTTCAGCATCATAATAATATTTTGCTGATTTGCTCATTAAAAAAATGTATTCATGTGCTTTGGTGCATCGATCGGTAACGCTTTCTGGCATTGGATTTGGTTTATGCCATATAATATCCTGGCGTAAATAATAGCCTGCAGTACGTAAGGCAAATGCTGCCATCCATGGTATGCCAATCAGGTCTTTTGGTTTACACGATTTTAAATTTGTCGGTTTTCCACTAGTTGATACTTCTATAACCTTGCCAAATTGAGTATGCTTTTTCTTATACATGGAAGAATTCCCTGCTTTGCCTGAACCATTATAACTATCTCCTATATTCAACCATAATGTACCTGTTGGTTTTAATACCCGTTTTACTTCGGTAAATACAGCTACCAGGGATTCAATAAATTTTTCAGGCGTTGATTCCAAACCAATCTGATCATCGGTACCATAATCGCGTAAGCCATAATAAGGTGGTGATGTAACGCAGCAGTCAACGGAATTGTCATCCAGTTTTTTCAAACCGGTTAAACAATTTTCGTTATGTATGATATTCAGTTCCATTTATTTTACCTCGCTATTTTCATTAATAATATCTGCAGCTGATAGTTCAATTAATTGATTATTGAGATACTGCAAGTGAAATGTTACATTTTCAATTTCACGTTTTATTTTTTTACCTGTTTGTTTATAGGTAGATACATATTTTTTGTCGATTTTTTTATGCTTGGTTAAATAAAGTGTACGTAATTCACTATCCAACTTAGCATAATAATCTAGTAGTTTATTCAAGTAACTGCGAAATTCGGATATGATAATCAGTTGCCTATATACTGCTTGCTGGGCAGTGGACAATAATTTTTGATCAATAAATAAAATTGCTTCCATACGCTTTTATTTTTGTAGTGCACAAATATTGATTAAAAAAATGGTTGGATAGCAAATTATTTCATAATGTTATTCACATTGCTATGTTTATAAGTCCGGTTTTAGCGGCCCTAATTAACTTAAAGCATTGCTGTACGTGTGATTTACCTTTTAAATACTCACCTCCATAACCGTTTTCCATATTAAATGGACTCATACGACTGGCATACATCTTGTGTTTATCAATAAGATATCGTTCCCCAAGATATTTATAATGCAGTACATTTAAAATAAGATCGGGGTTTACTAATTCGCCAGCAGGACAATTTAATATTGGTTTGCAGGTGTGTGCCCCTGGGGAATAGCAAATATGTTGTACTTTTTTAGGATCAAAAATAATCTGTTTATCAAAATTATGGGCACGTACACCGGTGGTTACTTGTTGTGTGATCAGTTTTGAATAATCTTCCGGAAAGGAATCTGAAAACATGTTATGCCCCATTATGGCCGGCAATGCTATATCATGGTTTTTATATGTTGTTAATACATTTATTAAATCAGGATGCCATAGCAATTCATCCAGGTCGGCAACTATTACATAATCGGCTTGGGATCCTTTCCAGCATTCGTTCTTGATTTTTACATGTTCTAAATCATTGAGTTTATTGCCGCTTTTATAAGTGATTACATTCACTTTGGGATATTCCTGTTGGATGATAGCTAAAGTGCTATCCGTACTTTCATTATCATAAATGGTTATTTTATTACAAAAAATGCTATAATAATTAAGTGTATGCCGAATCATTTTTTCTTCATTATAACAAAGTAAATAGGCTTCTATATTCATATTGGTTATTGGTTATAGTTCGTTAAAATCAGTAATGTATTCATTTTTATCATATGCCCTGTCAGCCAATACCAATAGGGTTGAATCTTTTTGCAGAAACTGCATTTCAACCCAGGTACGTTTTGGTAAAAATACGGATTCGCCGGGGGATAAAATAATGGTCATTCTATGCCTGTATACATTTTTTATGGTCATCATAATCTCTACCTGTCCGGAAGTGCAAATAATGTATTGATTGGTTTTTTTATTGGCATGTTGGCCGCGTATGGCATCCTGTGGCACATCGGTAATATAAAAAAAACGTTTTACCAGAAATGGTATATTTAATTCAGTAACATGGGTGGTACCACGGCCCAATTGTGCTATTACTTTATTTGTTGGCATTAATTCCATTGAGGTATTTTTGTTTCAGGAAATTGATATTATCTTCAATGACATCCACTATGTTATAAAATTCAAGATACGTGATGTGATCGGCTATGGCAATTTCAATAAGATATTGATCACATACATCCATTAAATTTTGTATGTATTGCTTTATTTTAGGGGATTGAGTGTTATGCCTGTTTCTTATCTTTTTGATCAGGCTTGCCATTTGGGTATGCAGCATTCCTATTTTAGACATGGATTACCGTTATCATCCTTTGCTATTACTGCTTCCGGAACAAATGTTAATGCTTCGGCAATGGCATAACTACCATCAGCATTTTTTTGTTGCGTAGTTACCTGCACAATACAACCTTGTGAGGTTTGCATTGCTTTGGTACTTTTCATCCATCCTTGTGATTCGGATGATGCTTTTGATAATAATTGAAACAGGTCACCATTACCGAATACTTTGATATCGGAAACTTTCTTTTGAGCTTCTGCTACATTTGTATTGTCAAGTGTTTTATTTTCCATTTTTTGTTTTAATTTTTGATTTCAATAAATAATTGTATTTTTTCTTTTAACCATTTTTGATGATCTTTATCGCCATGTTTAATTTCTTCATAAAGCTGCATCATTAATTTTTTCGTATCCGGAATAGCAACATCTAGTTCTCCTGCCCAAATGATATGATTTCTATTTTCGCCTTTTAGCTGTGTTTTTTGTTCTACAGTCGATGCAATAAAAATAGTATTAGTTTTTGTATTTTCAAGAATTGATTTTCCGGCAATTATTCTTTTCATTGACATTTATTTTCTTTTCCAAATATAATCATGTTCACTTAATTGTGCAATCTTTTTATAAAATTGATTCAATTGCCGATCGATCTCATTGCAATTGTATTGTTGTTCAATAATAATGTAATTGATGTTAAACTTGGTGAAATCGCATCCGCGTAATGCCTGTACTTCATATCCTTCTACATCCAATACTAGCATATCAACATGGATTACATTTTGTAATGATAGTATTTTGTTTAAGGTGATCACATTGCACCATGTCCCCTGACCTTCATCCCCGCTTTTTTTAAGGTGCTGTGCAGTATGTGGCAAGCCTTTGGCTACGCTCATTAAACCGTGTGTTTCAGGGGTATATTCGAGTATTATTTTTTCGTCCGTGTAGTCATCGGCAACCAGAGCGTAATTGTAAATGGCATTGCGGAAGTGACGGTTTTTAACACATTCCTGATAAAGCCGTGGGATGGGTTCAATGAGTATGCCGGTCCAATTAAGTGTTTGTTCAAAAAATAAGGTATTGCTTTGACGGATTCCATCATTTGCTCCGGCTTCAATAAAAAATCCATCACGTTTCCGGAAGTCGGGGTAATTGGAAAACAATTGCTTATCAATGGTGTTAATGGAGTTGAACATTATTTATCCCGAAATTATGTTTACAGTCATTACAAAAAAAGAATTCATCCAATGTTTTAGTTTGTTTTTTACAATGTGTGCAAAAATTTAAAACTACTTGCAATTTGTATTTTTTTTGCTTTTTTAATTTAGGCTTTTTATTCTTTAACATGTTTGAATTTTATTAAATAAATTCAAATTCCATTTAGCATCAATTAAAGCATTGTGAGTGCCATCAGGATCAGGGCAATTGATTCGTTTCCATTCCTTATCCAATCCCTTTTGCTGCATCATTTGTTTTAAATCCATGCAATACATTGGGAATCCACGCGGTAAATCTATCATTTTGCCAAATAACCAGCAAAATGCTACCCAATCATAACCGGCAAAATAAGCATAAAATTCAGGTTCCTTTGTCTTGTCATTTATCTCATATTTCATTGCCATCTCCAAGGCGCTCATTCCGCTTCCTCCACAATCGTCACCATAAATAAATGCGCATATTGCATTTGCAATTTCAATATTTGTTTTGCCATGCCATCCGATCAATCTTTTTATTGTATCGTAAGTAAATGGTTCTACCAAATTGGGATGATGTTCCCTTGTATATCGTTCTTTTTTAAGCAATTCATTATAAATGGGACGCAAAATATTTTCTCTGATCCAATATTCATTTTTTACTCCGGAACAGTTCTCGCACTTTTTTTTATCCTGCCTGTTCCATGCTTCTTTTAAATTAAATTCTTTTGAAATAGCATAGAATTCCCGACCGTTTTCATCTACCATACCTATGGATATCAAATCAATTGTTGGCTTGGTTTTACCAAACAATTTTTTTTGAGTTCCTTCAATAAATTCAGTATCAAAAAAGTATTTCATTATTAAAATTTTTAGCCGTTCTACTTAAATACTATCCCCATCATATAACATATACAAGTAAATATAGCAAGTAATAAAAATGGGAGTACAATTGTATAGGGAAATAATTTTTCCAATAATCTTGATTGTGTATAAATACAACATAATGTATTTATTATAATACAACATAAAATAAGTATTGAAAAAATTATTACTAATATTATTCCCATGGACTTATTTTAATATATCTTTATCTATTTTCTCTAACAACATTGATATTCCGCCATCTTCCCAGTTATCAAAACCGCAGGTATGGGTAGCCATTACTTTGTAATTATATTTTGCAATCAGTTCATAAAAATCATCAATTGAAATGATGCTGTGATAGGTTTCACCGCAATAGCTTGGGTTTTTAAACACACGCGTTTCGCCGGTTTTGGTAAACTCCTGGCGATGCAGTATAATGCGTTTACCATATACTAATATTTTTTCCAATGTCAATAAAGGATATTGCATACAATCTATAAATGCATTTATGAGAATGGTATCATATTCTTTAAATGCAGATGGATGTAAATCATCTGTTTCAATATCCAAATAAAAATAAGGGTTTTCAGGATGTTTTATGGCAGCAACTTTATCAATTACAAAAGGTAAATCTGCACCGGTATATTTATGTTGTTTAAAGAATTGGGATATTTGTGCGGATCCGCAACCGATATCCACCACATTGGATTTTGGTGGAAGCAATTCAATAATTTTTTTTAGCGTTTTTATATGCTGCATATCAACTAATAAAGGTTGATATACATCGTAATTTTTGAGCATTTCTGCTACTATTCCATCCTGCATATACCAGCAAGTTGATTTATCGAATGTCCCCATTTATTCGGTTTAAAGTAAAATTATTTTTTCTTTGGTTTTGGCTTGCCTAATTTTTTATTTGTTTTATGAAGTATATTACTAGCCAATTGTTTCATTACCGATTTTTTAGCCGGTTTTGAAGATTTTTCTGAAGAATTGTCGGATTTTACTTTTTTTTTAGAAATTTCGGTTTCGGGGTTGTCTGGATTTATTTTAACGTCCGTTCCTATTCCTCCAAATACAGACCCAACAGGAGTATCGGTATTATTTGTAATAGTTACCGTAAAAGCATCTTCACGATCCTTATCAAATGCTTTTATATTGAATTTCCACATGGTTAATTCTCCATCCAAACGATTCAAATGATCTTCGGCAGGGAAATACTCCGAACGTAAATATTTTGGATTAGGATGGTTGTAATCATGGATAAACACCAATGTATCTTTATGCCCTATTTGCTCACAAATTGCAGCACATGCAACCCTGGCACGGCCATCAATAAAAATAACATCAAATTTGCCATAATTGTTTGCCAGGTCGATGCCTGCATCCACATAATCTTTGTATTGCTCATAGGATCCATCTTCGCCCGGGCCTTCTTCGGTATTAAAAGGCACATAAAATACTTTTGCATTATCAGGTACTTTGCCTACAATTTTCCCAAACCATGTTAAATTATTTTCAATACTGAATATTTGTTTTACATGTTTTGCAATTTCAAGGGTGGAAGCTCCGCTTCCCCACTCTAAAACACGGTGTTCTGGTTTTAAATGTTTTATAAAAAAATCGGCTTCGGCCTGTGTATTTACGGTCATACAAAATGGTGTAGTGTTCATGTGGTTGTGTGTTATGCCCCAATCCGCCCAAGGCGGAAGGGCTGTGTTTATTTTAATTTATTAAACCTGTATTTTATGTCTTGTTTCAAATCTTTAAAAGCTAAATATAGCATTACAAAAATGGCTCCCATAGGAATAATATATGAAATAAGACATTGTAATTTAGTATCAAAAAAATCAACCAATAATAAAAATGATGGTATGATAATATTAAGGAAAAACAAAAAAATTAATATATCGGTCATCATTTTAACATTTTAATTATTATTGGGATATAAAGAAAAAAACAACATACCATTGTAGCGGGATAAAAATTTCCTACTAAAGAATTTACTATGTTTTTATTTAATACAAATATATCAAATGCTGAAAGCATACTTGGCAATATGATATTGCAAAGTATCATCAATAAAATAAAACGTGACCAAATAATTTTTTTCATTTTTATTTTTTAAAAATAATGCCAAGTAATAATGTGATTCATGAAAAGCCTGTATTTCGGTTGTTTTGGCGCAGGATTTCCCTGCGCACCACACCATTATTACCTGTCGTGGAGATGGAGGGATTCGAACCCTCGTCTTTCAAATTGTATCAATATGCTTGTTATAGGTTTGTTACGTTATTTATCTTACTACTACGTAAAAAAGAACAGGGCCGTAAGGCCTCCACCAATCCAATTACTTGGATAATTTTTACTGTTGCAACTTTCTGTTTCTAGGCAGTTGCCGCCCAACTACTAAGCTGCTAGTTTTACTTCAGCTTGTGCAGAAGGCATGTTAATTACTTTGCCTGTTATAATTGTGAAAGCTATTTATTAGCCGGATACTAACCACCGGCACCTAAACACATTGCTCCATCTTTGAAATCAAAACCGAGCATCCCCAATAAATGAAAGAACTAATCTGAATCAATAAAACATTCCAAAATAAATATAATTGCATTTAATAAACGTGTTGCAATTTTTTTCATTTTTATTGTTTTGATCGAAAGAGTGGATTCGAACCACTGACCTATATCATTATGAAACCAGAACAATTTTATTTTGATATCACTCTACCATCTGAGCTACTCCCGAAACATTTAATTATAAACTTAATAGTTAAACCTCGACAAATATAATCTTTTAAAAATAACTTCAAAAGGTTTTTTTTGAACAGTTAATTGTTGAAAACAAATGAAGCCCAATTTAAGGGCTTCATCTATTATTCTTTAGTTTTTTTTGTAGGATTTACCAATTGTGGTATTTGCAATGCTTTCCACGTATCAAATAATAATTTACGGGCCGCTTTGATCAATTGTTTTAATGTATTACAATTTGTTTTGCAACAACCACCTATTAAACCGCATAAAATTTGCTGAAATTTAACATTATCAGTAATTATTTTTAAGGTTTCGGCTTTCCCTTCCGGAGTTTTTAACCAGGTACAAAATGCTATTGCTTCGCATTTTGATATTTTTGTTTTTTTACACATTTTTTTTATTTTAAAGGGTTAGTAAAAAAATGGATAGGCCAACATCAGCCTATCCATTATGATTTGTTTACAAAGCTAAACTAACATCACCAGTACCGGTTTGAACGATATTGGTAATTGTGCTGATTGCTGTATTCATCATACCGCCAATTTGCGCTATTAAAGCTCCATTGTTATTTGATGCTACAGTTGCAGCTGCTTGCAAAGCAGCAATACGATCACGTAGTTCACGTGATTCGCGTTCAGCATTAGCTAAGCTGGATGCAGCAATAGCCGATAAAATTGCCTGTGTATTATCTTTTGCTTCTACACGGGTTTGCGCACTTGTACTTAATACATCCCTGTTGGTATTAATTACTGAATGTAGCAAATGGCGATGTTCATTTGCGTTTCCAAGTGATGCTACCAATTGTGTGCTTGGTACTTCGGCTCTTAAATCGCCGGCATTTTCGTTTGCAGCTAATGCAGCCTGAAAAGCAGCATTGCCAAAATCATCTCCGCCAATACGGTCGGCAATGATTGATCTGTTTTGTGTTGTGTCCATTATTTTTGGGGTTTTTAATTGTTTATGAGTACAAAAGTAAAACAGGTAAAAATAAAATGCACGTTATATATCGTAGACCAATGTTATATTTTGTAATACCATGTCATATTTTGTATAGACTAATTAATTTTTTGGTAAATTTGATATCTGTATAACTACTTATTTATTATGGATAAATTAACTGAGCACATCCAGGGATTTAGAATTGATGAATACACAAAAAAATATTTTCAAAATAAAGCTGATCAGGAAGTGCGCGGTTTAACAGAATACATCCGCATGGAACTTCAAAAAATAGCACGATCATCTATTAAAATTCCCGACAGGAAAAATTAATTTGTGTATGTAAAAAATCATTTGTACTTTTGTGCTTATGAATTACACAACTCTACATCAACAACAACCGCAACAACTACGCCCGCAAAGTGTAGCATGGGGTTATTGTATGTAATGAGTTTAAAAATATTTTAAAACTTAAAACCCCATACAGATTGTGTGGGGTTTTTTAATTTCTTGTAGTAGCGTAGCCCGGTAGCGCGCTTGGTTTGGGACCAAGAGGCCGCAGGTTCAAATCCTGCCTACAAGACGAGTGGAAGTAGTTGAAAAACGAAACGGGGAGAAATCCCCTCCACGTGTTACTTATTCTCTCCTTTCGTCTAATTGGCAGGACATGTGGTTTTGGTCCACAGAATGGAAGTTCGAATCTTTCAGGGAGAACTATACATGGTGTTGTTTCGTTAATTGGTAAGCGGTCAGCTTGTGGTGCTGATGCTGCGGGTTCGATGCCCGTACAACACCCAATTGTTCCTTTAGTTCAATGGATAGAATATTTGGCTACGGACCAGATGATGCGCGTTCGAATCGTGCCGGGAACACAATTAAATTTTTTTTTGTAAATTTGTGCTGATGGAAAATAAAGAAAAATTTATTTATATTGCCCTACTTGCCGCTGCCATTGGTGATGCCATGCCTACCATGGCAGATTATTTTTATTTTAAAAGGCAGCAAAGTTTAAAGATCCAACTTCAAAGCAATAAAATTACTCCAAAACAATACTGGCATAAAGAGGCTTTTGCCTATTACACCTACAATAGCTTGTATTGGATTGTGATCGGTGGTATTGTGTATGCCGTAAAAGGCAGCTTTGCACTTAAATTAAAAGTAGCTGCTGTGTTAGTAGCAACCGGTGCCGTGTTTGCTATCCTTCAAAAAAATATCCGCCAGGATGAAGATTTTTACAGTACTCATAAACTGATCCCTACAAAATAATTGTGCGAACACCAGGTATCGAACCTGAATCTATGGATTTTCAGTCCACCGCATACACCGTGTTTGCTATGTTCGCATTGCTCCCAATGCAGGACTTGAACCTGCAACCGTCAGATTAACAATCTGCTGCTCTACATTGGAGCTAATCGGGATTATTTGCCATCCTACGTTTTTCAAACTTCGGATGGTGAAAGGCGGCACATTCGGGGATCGAACCCGACTGATTGAACTGCGTGACAGGCAGACATCCACACCTTGCAGACCCATGCGCCATGTATTAAAAAACAAAACCCTCAAACTTTTTTGGTTCAAGGGTTTTGATAATAGTATTCCTGAACCGGTTAAGGTTTATCATTATCAAAATTAAAATTGCTGATCAATGTTTTCATTCTGCAAATATAAATTAAATTTTTGAACCCGCAATGTGATTCAAACACATATTTCAAAATTAGAAGTTTTGTGTACTATTCCATTGTACGATGCAGGCTTATTATTTGGTCCTGTAATTAATAGACCTACTAAATGTTCTTATTCTATGACAATTAGCACAAACTATTTCACATTTATTTATTTCATTTTTAATTGAATCTAAAGACCATCCGCAACTTACCATTGTACTTACATTATTTATTTTTTTACCATTTACGTGATCGAATTCTAAAACTCTGTAATCTGAATTATTGCAATCCATACATTTTGAACTTTTAAATAAATTTAAAATAAATATTCTGTTATTTATTTTTCTTTTATTAGTCCGGATTCTTGTAATCTTTTTATGATGATCCGTATTTTCTGAATAATATTTTTTAGACCTTTTTTTACTACATATTTTACATAAATTATTATATCCATCCTTTTTGGATTTGTTTTTATTAAAACTTTTATGTTTTTTATTTTTCTTGCAAATAGTACATTTTTTCATCTTGCAAATATACGGCTTTTAAATTATAAAACAAATTAAAAGTAAAATATTTTGTAGTGTCCCAGCTTGGAATCGAACCAAGCCCCATATCTTAAAAGGATATTGCCTACGCCTGTTTGCTACAAGGACATAAGTTAGTCCCTCTTTCTTCTTTTCAGAAAAAAAAGTGGACTAGGTTTTATGTGCTTTGTTATGATCATGTTTCGCAAGATGGAATCGAACCACCGTAAATTGGATGTAAACCAATCACTCTGCCATTGAGATATTGCGAAATGTTGCCTATTAAATTTCACGTATTTTTCTACATGAATAAAACTTCGGCTTGCAAGGGTTGTTGCATTTATAGTGGACAGTGTGGGAGTTGAACCCAAACAATCTGATTGCAAATCAGTTGGCCTGCCGTTGGCATCACGCCCGTGTTTCCTTTACATATTGTTCAATTTTTGTAAGAATATCCGCATTGCTACCAATCTTTTGCAATTGCTGTTTAAATGAAGGATAATCTGCCATAAATTCAAACATCTTTTTTGCAAAATCAACTTGGCTTGATGTAAAGCCTGTAAACGATTCGGTTTTACTCATCCATTTTATGAATTGCGCATATTCTTTTTCATCTATTGTCATGTGCATCCTAATGGGTTTGAACCAGTGACCTTCACATTATGAGTGTGCTGCTCTACCAACTGAGCTAAAGATGCAATTGAGCCGTGGATCCGAATTGAACGGATGTTAAAATAGTTTTGCAGACTACCCCCGCGCCCAACATTGGGTACCTCGGCTTGTGTGCGAAATGCCAGGTTCGAACTGTGTCCCCGCATTGGAAGTGCGGTGCTTTGCCAATTAAGCTACATCTCGCAAGTATAATTTTGTATTCGGTACGGGCATTGAACCCGTATTACCAGGTTGAAAACCTGATGTCCTAACCATTTAGACGAACCGAACATTTACGTTCGGAATACTCGTCAATTTGTTTTTTCATGATCAATTATTTATTTGGTTGACAATCTTGGATTTGAACCAAGGACCTTCACATTATCAGTGTGCTGCTCCACCGGGCTGAGCTAAATGTCAATGTAAAAAAAGCAAGATCGCATTTGTGCTTCAGCGATTTTCTCCCTGATCATTGCATGTATATTTAAAATTGCACTGTATAAAAATACGTTTTGAATGATCGTAGGATATCCCATGTATGTTTCTTTATAAATCAATTGAGGCTTTTCATGATCTGTCTGACCTTTAGCGCTTTTCGATCTGGTACCGCCCATAAAGTTTGTGTAATATGATGGCAGAATTGTTTCGTGTCCAACCTAAACAATATCATATAAAAATCATGATCTGCTTGTCAATTTATTTATAAAGTTACTTTTTCACCGTGTAAAGGCTGTAATTATGTGGGAGGGTTTAGTAGTACTCTTTTAAAAAATGCCCCTTGTTTCACCGGCATACATGGTAACTTGCTTTTCAATATGTTAAAGAACTATATTTAGTAGCGAGGACGGGATTCGAACCCGTGACCTGATGGTTATGAGCCACCCGAGCTGACCAACTGCTCCACCTCGCAATATGTGGCATAAATAGGAATCGAACCTATGGCCCATATGTATAACTATGCTAGCAATTTATACAGTGCTCTGCCATGAGCTTTTACGCCAATTTTTTTTGATCCAGCAGAGAGATTCGAACTCCCGACCTTCGGTTTACAAAACCACTGCTCTGGCCAACTGAGCTATGCTGGAATATTTTATTTTGCACATCCTGATAGAATCGAACTACCGCCTATGGTTTTGGAGGCCAATTGTCCCCATGGACTAAGATGCATTTAAAAACAAAAGCCCCGGATTTTTTTATCCGGGGCTTTGAGTTATTTAGTATGATCGTTTTAAAATCCTATTGTACCTCCCCAGATAATTGTTGGTCTTTCAGCAATAAAAGACATTCCGCAGCCTTTCACGGCTTTGGTCCACGTTGCGCTTATTATATTTTGTGTTTTCATTGAAAGTATTAACTGTTTTTAGTTGCCACAAAGATAAAACTATTTTTTTTACAAATGCAAATTTATTTGAAATTATTTTTTATCTTTGTAGCCAACGAACATGAAAAAACACAATTTATATAGCCTCTTGTCGAGTTATTCGCTAACAACGAAGGGGTATTGCATTATATAAATATAAGTAGTAACATATAGCAAAACCCTTTGAAAAAAATATTCAAAGGGTTTTTTTATTTGCCCCATTGGCGAAATTGGTAAACGCGCATGATTTAGGATCATGATTTTGCAGGTTCGATGCCTGCATGGGGTACAAAAAAATGATCGAGTGGTGAAATTGGTAAACACGTAGCACTTAAAATGCTATGCCGTAAGGTTTGCGGGTTCGATGCCCGCCTCGATTACAAAGGAGAGTAAAATTATCAGGCGATAATAACTGTTTGCTAAACAGCTTGTATGTAAAAGTATGTGTTTCGATTACACTGCTCTCCGCTTTCACCATCCGAAGCTCTGTAAAAGCGAAGGATAGTTTCACAATCCGAAGCCTTGGCATAGGATGGTATTATTGGAAGGATGCGATCAATGGTGATCATCCACACTTGAAATGTGGCGCGGTATGAAAAGTACAGGGTTCGATTCCTAATCCTTCCGCTATTGGGATAAACATCAGGGCAATGAGGACTAACTGTAAATTAGAACCGCGAAGTTTCGATTACTTCTTATCCCACTATTAAAATTAATCTTCAAATATAATTTCAAAAATCACTCTTATTACTACTGCAACTACAATAATCCCTATTACACATTGCAATGGGCTTGTATTTTCAAACCAATTAATTATTCGTATCATTTTCTGTTCGGCTGTTTTTACAATAAATACATATTTCTTCACCTAATGCTTCGGCATAATAATGCTCACAATCTTTTGAATTAGGAATTGTTTTAATTATACTAATATCAAAATATCCTCCGGCTCCACTGCTAATGGTGTAAGCAGTACGTCCATGTGGTTTTATTTCTTTGGATGTATAAAAATGTTTATCATTTATTCCTATGATATCATAAATTGCTTTTACTAATTCTTCCTCTTTTTTCGGATGTTCGACCCATGGCACTGCAATTAAATCAAAATCTCTAGTAATGGATCCATGAATTGCTAATGCATATCCATGTTCCATAGCAATATCTTTTAACATTCCGTAATAGGTTACATATACTGCAGGCATCCATTTGTGCCCGTGATGTAGTTTTTCTTCGACCATTTATTTTGTTATTTGTTTCAGAAATTCTCCTTTTTTTATTGATTGCGCTAAATCATTAATTCTGTTGTATTTTTCATATCCGACAAAGCTCATTTCTTTTTGGTTATCAGAACGATTATTTACTACTAACAAATCATTTGCACGTAAAAAAGCGGCATAAAATATATTCATTTCCTGATCATATAAATTTTTGTAAAAATTATATTTTGCTTCTATTTCAATGTATTCACATGGTGTACATATAATCATATAATTCCCTTTTAATGCGTATTGTTTTACTTTTCCAGCAGGGAATGGTCCATAGCATTTTATAGTGGTATTAACTGTTTTAACAATCTGAAACCATAGTCGATGACTTTTATCTTTAAATGTAAAATAATAATCTTCTGTTTTTTCGCCTTCAATTTCTTCAATTGTAATTTTATGTTTTTTCAAAAGATCGGCAAGCATTTTTTCGGCAGTTTGTTTTTCACCATCAATGCCCCTATCAGCCAAAGCCTTTAATTTTTTTGCTAATTCAATATGTTTGCTCATGTGTTATTCCTTTTTTATTTTTATCCAAAAACCGTTGTGCTAATAATTTAATACGGCTCTCATCTGTATATTGATCTTCAACTGCTGTTAATGGATTAATAATGTTATGTGATTGCGATGCTTTAATGCCTAACATATCAATGATCAATGGATCGGACCCGCTATCGGTTACTAAAAATATTGCTGTTACCTGGTCTTTTTGTCCATCACGATCCACCCGGCCAATTACCTGGTCATGTACTTTAGGGCTCCAATCCAATTCGCCAAACACTACATATTTACAGCGGTGCTGCAAACCATCTAATCCTATTCCAGAACGAAGTGAAATGATCATTAAATTGCTTTCACCATTGATAAATGCCTGTTTTGTTTTTTCTTTTTGTACAGGACTTTCAGAGCCGGTATATAAAACCGGTTTGTATTCTTTTAATTCCTCCATCCATATATCATACACATCCCTATGCCAGCCGGCCAATAAAACCGGTTCACCATTTTCAAGCAATATTTTTACATATTCGGCAACGCCATGTGCCTTTGCTACGCCTGTTGTTTTTCTTAACAGTATATCCAATTCACGCGCCGCTTGTCCGCGATCAGTAAATGAACCTGAAGTAACCCGTATTGCTAATTTAATGGCTATTTCTTCGGCTTTTTCGGCTACGGCTTCATCGTATGGTACGTAATGAACTATTTTATTAATAGGGGGCAATTCCCTGCCTACATCGGCCCGGGTACGGCGAATCATTAAAAACTTTTCACGTAAGTAAGTACCAAGTGCTTTAGGATCAGTAACAGAAGTTCCATAATGATTACACCACTCTCTTTCAAATTCCATTCGGGTACCTAATGCCAATGGATTAATAATATTGATCACATTGTATATTTCATCGCCATAATTGTAAATAGGTGATGCAGATAATCCTATTGCATATTCGGCTTTGGCTGATAATAATTCAGCGCCTCTGTATTTTTCACTTTCACATCTTCTTAATTCCTGTATCTCATCAAAAATGGCAGTTTTGAAAACCCCTGTTTCAAACACCGGCATCCATCCGCGTAAGCAGGAGTATTTTGTAATGTATACATCTGCAACAGGTAAATCATAGGGTTTGGTAGTTTTGATGATGTGCACTTTTAAATTGGTAAAACGCTCTATTTGATCTTTCCATTGTTTTGGTAAATGGGTTTGAACAACTACCAATGCAGGCAATGTTTCCGGATGCAGCAACAATAATATTGCAATAAGTGTTTTTCCAAGACCGATATCATCACCAACCAATATGCGTTTTGCTTTTAATGCAATATCTTTCCCTTGTATCTGATAGTTTCTGCCGGCACATCCATCTTTAAGCGAAACAACTGTTGGCTTATAATCAGGAAGCAAAATTCGTTCTAATTCATTTACTGTATTGATATGCGATTTTTTACCTTGTATTAAGCGTTTTTGATCGGCAGCATCAATTGATAAAGGGTAACGATCCATAAACCATATCACATCATAACAAAAGGATGGGGAATCGGATAAGGAATAGGGTAATGATGAACTTCGGCCAATGGTAGGAAATATGGATTTTAATTTGATACAAACATGCGGATCTGCCTGGGTGATGATCCAGCGTTTTTTTTCTTTGGAATAATTAATTGCTCCATACGTTCTATTAATTTTTAAAGCCATGCTTTCCCTAAATTTATGAAGTAACAGGGTTTACCATTTATTTGACTAGGAAATCCCATACTACGATTAGTTGCTAAAATTAATTGTTTTACTTCATCAAACTGACAATAACGTTCACATTGTTTATAAATTTTCATGGCATTGCCTTTTATTTTTATTTCAATGGCAATTCCATCAATAAAAAAATCAGGAATATTTTTTGAATCCAAATAATATTCTTTTTGAACATCAATATTTTGTTCCTTAAACTTTAATGCTATTGCTGCCTGTGTATCTTTTTCGCGTTCCAATGGGAAACGACATTGCAATACTGAAATAATATTATTTAATGATTTCATGTTCGTCAATTGCAAAAGTTCCATTTTTATATTTTGCAACATAATATATTATTCCACTATCTGAAACGCGAGGATTATTACTTACTATTGTTACTAAGATGATTTCATCTTTTCCACTTTCTTTATCTTCCAAATACCAATTTTCTCCAGTATATCTTTTATTGCAGATATTTACTTTTTCATCTTTTATAATTTGATATTTTACATTTTTTAATCTTTCATCAGTTATTATTTTTAATGATTTTTGATATTGTAATTCTCTTTTATAAGCATCAGGAAAATTTTTTAAAACATTTGCAATAATTGATCTTTTCGCTTCATTGTAATTATCATCATGAGCAATCCACCAACCAACAGGCTCCTTTCCTCTTTTTTGTTTTATTAAATCAAATTGAATTTTATATTCTTCTGCTGTCATGGTTCTATAATTCACTTAACAATAACATTTCCTTATCCCAGGCACCAAGTATCTGCCAGTAAAAACCAAACGGACTTTGAACCAATAGAATAGGATCCAATTTTTCGCGCTTTTTTACAAAATCTTTATGCTCTGCAATTACATAATATACCGGTGTTTCATCGGTTACTTTTTTGGTAACTTCCGAATATTTTTTCATTATATCGATCGCTTCTTTGGGAAAGGTAGGTACAAATAAATCAGAAGTATTTATTTCCAATTTATATTTTTCAATCAATTTATCAATGGCATCATCTGTAGTATTTGGGAATTGTAAATAAAAGTCCATATGATCTTTATATTTTTTACGGTTTTGCAAACGTTTGATCAATCCTACAATCTGATCCTTTGCATACCGCTGATTGAGCAATTTTGTTTTATCTTTTAAAGTAGCAATTTTTTCATCCAGCCCTTCCACTGAAAATGGTGTTGGAACGGTTTCCAATTCCTTCATTACGGATAATGGAGTAGCTACTATACGCTCATCCTTTTTTTCAATGCCTGTTTCATCGCCATTCCATCTATCATTATTATTAAAATCTTCTTCCCAGTTTTTATAATAATCATACATTCGTCCTATAATTTCGCCATCGGTGCCAACTACTTGGTCTTTTTGTCGCTCCATTGCTTGTTTAAGCTGCGGAATGTATTTTATATACAACTGAATCATTTCTTCTGCTTTTACCGCTTCCGATTTTTGTTTTCTCCAAAAAAACAATCCTGATAATTTTCCCATTTTATTAATTAGTTATAAGGTTTGAAAGTTGAAAAGTTATAATGTTTACTTATTTATTAAATCTGTGAATTAATGATCTCCAATACTTTCTTCCATTTATCTAGTGAATTGTACTCCGTTTTTATAACAGCACCTTTCAAATATATCTTTATCCTGAAATCCATTTTACTGTTGTACCATGATAGCAACCCAATATATTTACTTTTCAGGAATTTAATATGCGGAATGCCACTAATTTCTATACAAACATCGGTTGCATCACTATTATCGGTAATGCTGGCTTTTAATGAATGGTTTAATTTATATTTCATGCTATGGATTTAATAAATAACGTTTTACCTGCGAATTGTATTTATGTTGTATTTCATTCCAATCCTGTATGATCACATGTGGATGTAATCCAGTAAATTTGGCGGTACAGCATTCCACTCCATTACGACTTTCGGGAACAAATTCATGTACGCCTTTGTAACGTGCTTCAATGGATTGTTTTTGGGCATCATCACCCAATATCCAGGCTTTATAAACGGTTTCAAAATAATTAGGTATGCAGCATCCTTTTTTGATCACAGCTGCTTCATAATAACTTATTTTTTCTTTCACCTGGCGAGGGAATACATAACTATAATGATACATGTAAATACCCATTTGCGCCAAGCGTTCAAATGATAAATGGTTGCGTGGTGTACCAGCAGGCAATTCAATTGTTGGCGGACGATGGGTTTTCCAAACTGCATTTGGATGGTATTTTTGAATGCGGATAAACTCATGCTCCTGCTCAAACCCGGTTAAATAATGATTAAATCCTCCATAAAATGTAATGGATTTAAAACCAACACTTGTTGGGCGTTCGGCGGCTAAGATAGCTTTTAACTTTATAATATCTTCTTCCTTAAATACTTCATCGGCATCTAGGTTCCAAACATAATCGGTATCAGGTTCAACATATTTCATGTAGGCATTTGCCTGATCATCTTTTTCAGTATATGTGCCATGAATTACCTTTATTTTATAATCGGGATCTGGAAAGGCATTTAAAATTTCATTTGTTTGATCAGTGCTAGTAGTAATGCCTTTATCGGACCAATATTTTACGCAACCCTCTGATACCAAAATTTGATTTACATGCGGATAAATGGCCTGCAAAGCCTGTTTTAACACAAAATCTGAGTTAAATACGATCATTCCTACTGCTATTTTCATGGTTTAAAAAAGTTATAAGTTGTGAGTTTTAAGTTATAAGTAATATTATCTATTAATTCCAAAATCCGATTTTCTTATTTTACTCTCTCTATGCGTGAACACTCGGGCACATGCTTAAATTTATTGTATGTTTCAGGTATTTGTTTACGATATGTATACAATAACCTATACATCCATACCCGCTGTGCTTCTGTTAATTCTTCGGTAGTACCATCGGTCCTTATTTTATTCAATAATGATTCAATAAATCGTTTATTCCATGAGCCGGGAAGCAACGTACAACAGTTTAAATTTAATATGATCAATTGTTCGTCTGCAGTCATTTTTAATACCTCCGTTCTGTAAAATGAATGATGCAACCATTTTTTAATGGTTTTTTAAACCAATTATTAAAATCTGTAAGAGATAACCCGTCATTATGGGATAATGTAGTTCTTATATCTGTTTTTTCTATTTTATCGATTTTAATTTTTTTAGTACTAATATCTATTTTTTGAATTCCTAATTTATGAAATTTACATACTTCCTTTTGTTTGCTATTGTATGGGTTACCAGTCCAAAAACGAACTGATAACACCGCATTTCCTTTGTTGATTTCATCAATCCTTTTTTTCCAGAAATAGTAATTGGTACGTATGGTATGAATTTTTTCAACTTTTTTAATTTTAGGTACAAAAAATGTTGGCTGTTTTGCATTGGTATGTGTAGCCGGGAAGTTGCAGGATACAATAAGCACATACGTTTTTAGCGGCTTACATGCTTTTGCTTTTTTCACTTTTATTTTCATATGTTTTAAAACATCATCTACCTGATCAATTGTGTATGTGCCTGCAAATTCATTCATATTTATATGTATTTGTTTTTTAGGCATCATTATTCAACAATCATTTTTTCCCAATCGTGTTCAAAATATTTAACCGAATGCATTACTTCTTCTTCTGTAAAAAATGAAAGGCGAGGGCCGCCAGTCGTGCTCGCACGCGCCCAAACGTAAGTCGTAAAGCAGAAACCGAAGCCCGCGGGTGATCTTAAATCAAATACAGGGAATATCTTTTTTTGATCTGAATTATCATAATCTAATTTTTTCTTATTTTTAATTGCCTTGCTAGTTTGTATTAACCTCGCAAAAGCATTTATGGCTTCTTCATCGCCATTTTTAGGAGTTTTAAAAGGAATTATTTCATCCGGTGTTACACCATTAAATTCACATGCCTGCTCAAATGTTGTTGGCATATGCGAACTAAATATTTCTTTCCCAAAAATAGTTTTTAATGCTTTTTTGCCTTTTTCGGCTTTTTCATATTGCTGTTTCGCTTTTTTAATTGTTTCTGCATCCATAATTTATAGTTGTTGTTTGATTGTTGATAGTATTTATATGTATTTTTTAGCAGCATCCATGCATTGTTTAAACTTTGGTGTTGGCCGACTCAATAAACTAGTGCCTTGTTCACCATGATCATCATCAATTGCCTGCATAATTTTTACGGATGGGATGGAGCAGGTATATTCATATTCCTGCTCATATTTACTCATCTCAAAATCATGTGGTTTAAAGCCGTGTTTGCGTTTATATAAACGTTCAGCAAAACTAGTACGTATAATGTTATTGGTGCCAATAAAATACCGGTATCCGTAAGGTTTACAAAATGTATCGTGATTTTCTTTTGTCATCCTAAAGGTTTTAAACTGGTTTTTATATTCCCCGGTTATTTCTTCGGCTGACCGTTTTTCAATTTCATTGAATGATGCCCTGATGATATCAAATTTACGATCATAAAATTCGATATTGATGTTATACAATATATCATTGGTAGTTAACATACAAAAATGATCTTCTTCGAAATGAATATAATATTTACGCTCCCAGGGATTATGTACTTTAATCCCATCCCAAAATGGATTTGGCCCGAAAAACTTTATTAAATCAAATTTGGCAAAATTATCTTTCAATAATTGTTTTGTTTTATTAAACAGATCATCGCTACATTCATTTAATGTGATGCCAATGCCTTGTTCTGAAAATATAGCATAGCTTAATAATGTTGCAAAAAAGAAATGCACACGTGCAGGGTTGGTTTCGTCTATTTTTAAATTACCTATTATTAGCATCCGAATTGTTCAAATTTTGTTTCTTTTAAATTTTTTTGTGTTTCAGAAAACTTTCGATTAATATTGCTTTCATATGGATTATTTTTGTGCATTAATGATCTCTTTTATTGAATTGGATACCTCTTTGGAATAATGCTGATAGTATTTTTTTACTATATCATCTATATTTTCAGGAACCCATTCGCCGTGTAAAGAAGATGCCCATTCCAAAACTCCATCCTTTACACCAATAATCCTGAAATGGCTAAAATGATTAAATACCAATGGTTGTTCCTGGTTGTGATACGATATTGTTCCCCAAGCAGGAAAACCATACTGTGCAAAATTCCATGGAGCACCATGACCTATTTTTAGATCCTCATCAAATACGCATACATTTTCATTATCATTGCTATTAAACAGTGGAATAAACAAATCCAGATACTTTTGATCACCACAAGTGCCATATTGCTTATAATACTGATTATGGGGGTTAAAAAGGCAGTTTTTCCACCAGGTAGATATATTACGTGCCTCCTGATTATTTTTAAAATAAACGCAGCCTACATTGTATTCACCCACATCATTGGTTTCTACATTGTATGTTCCACCAAACCGATGCTTGTGGATCCCTATATTATATTTGCTGCATACATCAAAAATAACTTCCGGATTATGATAAAAATAAATATCCGCATCACAATATAACAATTGTGTATTTTCAGGCAATTTATTGCATAAGAGCCAATTTGTAAAATATGGGGTAAGTGCCCAGCAAAATTGAGAATACTGATCACCATAATGTGATTTTGGTAAATTACGCACTGTATGCAATAATTGCGGAGTAAAAATATGTTCTAGCTTTAATGGCTGAATATTTTTGTACAAATCAGAGCTTGCAATCAATTGCAATAAAGTGGTATGTGTTTGATCATCTAAGCATAAATAAAATAAGGTAAAATTTTGTGTAGTACGCTCTTTTAAGCTGTGATAAAGGGTTAAGCCTTTTTCAAGGTAATTTTTATCGGAATGAGTACAGAAATAATTCATATTATTTAGTTGTAAAGTTGGAATATTTAAAAGTTATTCGTTTAGTAATTTATCCGAAAACTGTTTATCATTTTTAAGGAACTTAACCCAATACCCGCTTTGTTGAGCCATTGCATATTTTTTGATAACAGCTTCTTTACTATTATAACAAATAGGTTTTAACTCATTTTCGGTTCCCTGATAAATAACTACCAGGTTTTTACGAATAACAGCAATCACGGCATAGTATTCAAATTTTTCAGTGAAAATATGTCCTTCCTGAAGATTTGAAAATGCTTCTGTAGTTTTTTCAATTAAATCTACAAACGGACTAGATGCTGATGGTGATTGATCGGTCATTATTATTTTTTATTGTTTAATGCTATTTGTTGTTTTATTTTTTGTCGGATATGAACCAATGAATTTGAATTTGAATGCCTCTTAAATATTTTTCTTTTCATACTGTTGAAGGTAATTCATTGTCAGGCAATTCATTTATGGCTTTTTCAATTTTCTTTTTTTGTGATAAAAATATTTTTCTATTTCTAAAAAAGCATTTAATTTACCACGGCCATATTGGATATTTTTATTCATATTATTTTATGTTTCTTTTACAAACTGATAATATCATTTCCTTTTCTTCTTCACTCATTATATCATTTACATTCACATTTTCCATAAATAGTTCAAGTCTTTTCCAAAAGCCATTAAATACTACAGACGCTTGCACCGGAATATAATAATGCGTTAATCCATTATTATTACCGCTTCCGCCTATTGTAACTTTACTGCCACAGGTAGGACAATTTGTTTGTGATTTTATTGTATCTGTCATTTTTAATTAACTATTTAAAATACATAGTATCAATATATCAACTGCAATAAATATGGTTAATGATGTTGCTACTGTTATCATTCTGTTTTCAAATTCTTTTTTATCCCTTGATGGATTTATTTTTGTTTTTGTTTCTCCAAAATAAGTAATTATCATTGTCAATATAAATGACATTAAATAAACTATTGGTATGATCATGATTAATGATTATAAAATTCGTTTGTGCTTTTTTTCATCCAAAAGCATAGTTTAAAGTATGTTTCTAGGTCAGGAGTTTTGCCATTTTCAATCCGACTTAATGTAGCTGATGAAATACCTATTTGTTTTGCAAATTCACGTAGTCCAATTCGTCTTTTTTGTTCAGCCATTCGCAAAAACATTATTTGTTGCACGGTTGCCGAAAATAGCTTTTGTTTGAATCTTATTTTTTTGCTCATTGTTTTTAATTTAAAGAAATTAGTCAGTTATCTACGCTTATAAGTACTTCTAAGTGCTCAGTATTCCTCTTATCAATTGTAGACTATTAGGAAGCTGTTAAATTTGTATAATCTGTTTCAGTTAAAACTCAAATTCTTCAACACCAATAGCGTTACCTGACTAATTTATGTTTTTTTACGCATATAAAATTTATCGCCCCAGCCCCAGCTTGTGATGGATTCTTCAACCCCTTCGAAACCGTGATGTAATAAAAAGGCATCTATTTCGGCTTTATGCGGACAACCTTCATATAACTCCTTTTCATTTACTTCAATGTATATGTAATTAATCTTATTCAAATTATTTACAAAGCCCTGCAATGCCAATAACTCAGCGCCCTGCAAATCGATATTTAAAAAATCGTATTGCGCTATTTCAAAACCGTTGTTTTTTACAATCTCATCGGCAGTAGTGGTAATTAATTTAATGGTGTTTATCACTTTTACATCCGGATGGGCCGTTAAATGTTCCTTCATTGGTAGGAATGATGAACTTTGCCCATCATTGTTGGTAATGTTAAATTCAACAGTTTTACCAATTTCGTTGGATATGCAGGCATTAATTGGTTTGGACCATGGATATGGCTCCATTTTTTGTTGGAGCTTATCAAACACTTCAGGAATGGCTTCAATCCAAATCTGACGAACAACCCCGTTTTTAAGGTATTCTTCCATTTCTTCACCATGACTAGCACCGATATGAAATATTCCGGTTGGTTTGAAATTGTATTTTTGTAATAGATAAGAAAAGTTAATTAGCATGATCTTTAGTTATTAGTGAATAAAATATTATCAAGTTTTAAAATATGAAAATTGGTGGAGCAAATGATTCGAATTGAATACAAATCATCGTTTTCATTTTGTACAGCTACCATGCATACCGAAAAATCATTGTAATATATGCAATGCACCGGCATTTCACGATTGGCAATTTTATGTTTTATAACTTCAATTCCTTTAAAAATTTGCTCATTTATCCTGAAGCTAAGAGTAGGCATATTATCACCCTTACTTTGAAAGTTTTCAAATTTTAAAGGAAATACCATATCCTTGTTGGAAATTTTCTTACTAAATCGCTCTATAAAACTTTCCTGTAATGCTATATTATCCTTCAAAAGGCTTCTGTATTTTTTATCCAATCGGATGTATAAAATTACTAGCACCACTGTTGTTATAAAATCAAAAAAATGTACCATTTTAGTTTCGTTTAAATTTTTTAGTTTGTTCCTGTAAAATCAATAGATCGTTGTGTGCTTTGATGGTTTTTTTTGTTTGCTCAATCAAACGTTGCGTTAATGAATTGTTTTCTGTTTCAATTTTTTTGATATATTTTTTGTGTGCCAATATCCCCATAAAAAAGAATATACATACAGCAAGTAAAATCAATATAATTAGGGATAATAGATAGATCATTGGTTGCTGTTTTTTAGGTTATCTAAAAATTCTTCTTCAACAGTTTTAAGCAATGCATATTTTGAATTGGCAGCTTTTTTATATGATACCACTGTATATACAAACCTGCTATTTCTTTGGCGCCGTTGTTTTAAATCGAATAATGCACGTATTACATATTTACCCCAATAAATAAAATCATTTTCTTGTAATTCAACATAAATTGATTTTATTTTATACTCCGATATTTGATCATTAATTTTATATTTTGGTGTATTCTCACAAAAGAATTTATATTTTTTTTCAATGTCTGTCTTTTTAAGTTTGTCGGTAATCAAATTAGTTCTTAAATCAATAACATTTTGTTCTAATTTTTCATTTTTTGATTTCAATTCTTTAATATTTTTCCGGTAACCGATACAAGCTAACATCAATAAATATGTTATTATACCTAGTACAAATGTTGTCCATGAAAGAAATACTGTCCATGAAAACGTTGTTATAATTTGGTCTGTATTCATTTTATCCAATGTATTTAATTAATAATTCCTTTCCCTTTTGTTTGCCATCAAAATTAGGGTTTGAGTTAAAATGGCTTGCTGAATGCAAACGGTGCAAAGCCAATACCTGGTTTACATTTGTAAAACGGGCTTTTGTTTTTATCATTAAGCGTAACCATAATTCATAATCTTCAATTCCTTCCCAGGCAGGATCCCAGCCACCAACTTCTTTTAATAGGCTAGTCCTGATCAGTGCTGTACAATTGGCAATTGGATTTTTACCTTGTGCTGCCCGTTCAACTATTTTTTCATGCAGATAGGCTGTTTCAAATTTCATTGACATATTATGGCCATCACAATCAATGTAATTGATATCAGCACCAATTACATCATAATTTTGAGCATGTTTTACCTGTTGTTCCAGCTTATTTGGCAACCAAATATCATCCGCATCCTGGATAGCAATAAAATCACCGCTTGCCCAATAAAGCATATCATTTAATGTTTTACTTTTATTTGCTACCTCAAAATTTGAATGTATCCAATTATTACCACTAATAATCAGGGCTTTACTTAATGCTTCCCATGTGTTATCGGTGCAGCCATTGGTACAAACAATTAGTTCTAAATTTTTATACGTTTGGTCAAATACACTTTTAACAGCATCGTAAATATACTTTTCGCCATTATGTACGGCTAATAAAACTGATATTTTAGGTTGAAACTTATCCATTGTTTTCTGAATTAGGATAAAGCGGTATTTGATTGCCCTCATTATCAAAATAAATGGCCGAAGCAATATATTTTATATTTTGTTTTGCAAAAATACGTTTTGCGTGGTCCAATGATTTTGCACGAAAACTTACAAGAGGATTTGGAGTATCGATCACCTTACTACGCATTTTTAAAGCATCAACCGATTTTTTACCGGAAAGCATTTTTGTTGGCACTTTAACATGAGTAAGCGTTTTTGAACCACTAGTTCCTTTGTATTGCAATATCAATTTATTGCGCGTTTTGCCCTGCTCCATTAGTACACAATATGTTTATGAGTGATTGAATTAAAGCATACGAAAGGATTCCGTACCTTTTTATTTATTGTAGTATAAAACATTTCCCATTTGTTTTGTATGCAATAATAGTAATTTATTGATAATTGTCAATAGTAAAATAAATTTGTTTGTTAACATACAATTGTTAATATCCTATTTATTACTACGCAATTCATCGGCAGCATTGCTTTTTCCACGGTTTTTGTCGATCAATATTATTTTAGGAATAATAGGTAATGTTTGATTGAACCTGGAAAGTAAATAATCGCGCTGCTCATTCCACAGCCGTTCAACAAAAGGATTTAATTCGGCATCATTTTCATATTCGGGCCAATGATATGCCGGGGATAACGTTAATGCAGGAGGATGATCAAAAAAGTACTTATTTAAGGCAGATTCATCATGCCATTTAGGAATAATATCCTGCTTTAATGTTTTGGTATTCCATTGCATATTCAGCATCATCCATTCATTTATTTTTTGGAAATTTTCAACGGTGCCGCCATAAAACCCTCCACCATAATAAATTGGCGGATGCTTCACTGTTGCTATATCAATATCATCAGGCACACCAAACCGGGGAATATAACATGCCGAATTAGGGTTTGTTTCAAATTCACCAGTTAAATTCACATACCGACAATGCTGAACGCCTACGGAATCGGCTAAAATATCTTCAGGCTTTATTTCAGAGGCAAAATAAGCATCGGCATCAATGGCAAATGCATGTGAATAAAAACGAGTACCTTTATAACGGGCTAACATTTTCCAATAATTGAGTGATCGCAGCATAGTGCTATATGGCCATTCATGATGTTTGGTTTCTACAAATAAAACACATGCTGAAAAATCGGTTTTGTAGGCTTCGGGATTATCAGTAAAAATGTAATATACTTTTTGAATGGATGGGAGGAAATATTTTTCGGCAGTATTGATCAGATTGGGTAAAAATTTGGTGTATTTACCGGTGGCAGTTATAAAAAGGGCTACATGCATAAATTATACATTGAGATATGCAATTTTTGTGATCTTCACTTTTTCAATCAATGAAATTACTTCTGTTAAAAGTTGTTCATAATCATTAATGCTTTCCTTTTTTAGAGTATTTGAAACATAATTAGGACAGGTTTTTAAGAAAACCGTTTCGCCTTCAATTTCATAATGTGCATGAAGCACGCCATTTATAACAAAATCTTTCATTAGCTTACTAGTTCATGGCGGGTTTGAGATTTATACAAGATACGTCCTTTGTTTTTACCTATTGGCGTATGTATCACTACCATTTGTGTAAATGAACCGGCTTTGCCTGCACCTATTTTACGTTTTGATGATTTTGAAATTACTTTGCGAATTGTTTCCATTTTTTATTGTTTTTATGCAAATATACATCAATTATTGAAATATGAAAATCCCAAAAAGATTTAGCAGGACCGTGCCGGGAAACAATTGCTTGCGCTAAAATGGGAAGAAAAGCTACAAACAAAGCCCTGACACGGACCTACTAATAAATATTTATGATTCTTTGCCTTGTGATCTTAGGAAATAATCCATTTTACGGTATTTATGCTGTTCATAAATATTCCACATGCTAAATAATAAAAAAGCAATGGTAAGTACTGGGATCCAGGCTGTGTAATCTGTTTTTTTTATATCCATTTTTTAATAGGGCATTGTGCCGATTTTAGTTCTGTTTTTTCAGTCATTTTGCAACCGCAAAGATGTACTTTTTGATTATTATGCATTATAAATGTGCCAATGATTGGAGTGCCACAAAAACCATTTTGTACATATGGGCAAGCATTACACAATGCCATCCTGTAATTTTTTACAGGAGCCGATACTACAATGTTATTTGGCAATATGGTACCTAAAATACTCATTATTTTTTTTTAAATAATTTTTTGAAATAGATATATGCAGATGCCAATGCAACGGACGATCCGCATATTATACCTATATCCTTTATAATGGCACCTGCCAGATTAAGATATTCAATAGTATCTGTTATGTTTATTAAAGAAAACATCCAGGCAATAATAGCACCTGCTATGCCTGAAAATTTAGGATGATCATGAATTGCATAAATTATTAATTTTGTCATAGATTGTTTATTAAATTTTTATTATACTGTTTTATATCTTAACAAGATTATCATTATAATGCTAATTATTGCTAAGATCGTTCTTACCACAGGTGTAAAAAATTTAGTACTCAATGCGGTAGATGTTATGCTTTGTGCAAACCATTTTTTAGGATAGGTTCCTTTAAAAATAATTTCACGGGTTGTATAATAACTGCCATCATGAAAAAACGGGAATATAGCCATGTAACATAATACGGCTTTCCAGCTTGTTAATATCCATATAGGGATGATCACAACAAACCTGATTACGGTTAATAATTTATGCAAATTAGGCTTTTCGGCATTATCCTTTTCGGCATAATTAAAATAATAGGCTTCGAACTGTGCCGATAACCAGGCATATGCTATCCAGATAAATGTACAATAATAAACAGGAGTTTCAACAATTTCATTGGCAATGTAAATATCTCCAATAACTTGTATAAGCAATAATACTAACATTACTGCAAGCCAAATTAATGGCATTTTTAATGTATTTTTTGTGGATTCTTTCATGATTTTATAATTGATACATTTTTTGATTTATCCTATCTTCACGCAATAAAATATACATTTCTTCCAGCTCTAAATTGGTTTTAATTTTATTTGTAATTAAGGAATATAAAAAATCATATTCCCCTATGCTACTTGATGGATAGTTACCATCTTCATCTGCAATAGCATTTTTAAATGTAGCAGGATCAATTATTGTACTATTATCGGCAATCAATGGAACTTGTTTACGCATTTCTTTTATTTCTTCTCCGTCAAGAAAAGAATAAACTGTTACAGTCATTTGTACAGTTTTATTATCATAGTCAATTACCGTTCTGCTTACCTGTGCAGTACGTGTAATTTTAGGCTTTGTAGGATGATTTTGTAAGGCTATTAAATTTCTCATGTTTTATTTATAAGTTATTTGTAAATCCGCAGCGCATTCAACAAATGAGCTAGTGGCTATTGTTCCTGTCGTTAATATACATACTACATACCAGCCATCAGCTGGTAATGCAAAATCACTACCAACAAGATTGTAATTTGTATTGGCGGCAGGCGTTGTTTGTGTTGCGCCGTCACTTCCTGTTACTACTGTTCCAATGGTATGTGACCTTAGTCCTGCGCCTCCTGCACTTACTGGGGCTGTTATTGGGTACAATCCAAATGTAAAATTACCAGTTGGTGCTACTGCATTCGTAAAAATATTTCCTCTGATTCGTAATTTAGGAGTTAATCCGTTTACCGATGGGTAATCAGCAGCAGCAATGTAAATTGCTGCAGGGGCAACATTGGAAGCTCCGCCAGTAACTGTACTCGTAGGGTACTGAACATTAGATTGTATAACTGTATAAGCCGTAGCTGCTGTTCCTGTAGCGATATAATTTAGCTGTGAATGGATTAAAGTATAATAAGATGCTAATTGTGCTACGGCATTACCATTTAATTTTTGTATTGCTCCAATATAGGTATCTGCTGAACTTATTGTACCTGACCCACTTGTATAACCTGTTAATACGGATGCTGTTGATAATATTGTACCACTTGTTGGCAATGTAACTGATGTATTGGCTGTTATGGTAAAAGCTGTGGTAAATGCGCCACTAAACGTAACGTTACCACCAATTGTAATGGTTGATGCTCCATTGTTTACGCCTGTGCCACCATAAGTTCCCGTAATTAATGAACCATTCCAGGTTCCGGTAGTGATCACACCGGTATTTGCAGTAACAATAAGTCCATTTAAACTTGTTACTCCTGTTAAAGCTCCTAAACTTAAAGTAATAGCAGGTGTGGTTGTGGCTGTTGCAACGGATCCAGAAACACCTTGATTGGTTACTACGGATACTGTTGTTACTGTACCTCCAGTTGAATTTAAAGTGGTCCCTGATAATGATAAACCAGTTCCTAATGTTATTTCTTCCATTATACCAAGCCCGGCAGTACCCCGCCCAACCAATTTATTGGTACTCATGGAAGTAGTAATAGTGCCGGTTGATGTAATTGTGCCACCTGAAATTAAACCAGCGGTGGCAACACTTGTTACGGTTCCTAATGTTCGGCCGGACCAATTAGCTAAGGTATAAGGAGTAACAAACTGATCTGTAATTATTCCTGCATTTACGGCAGCCTGAGTTGCCTGATATGGAACAGCCATAAATTCCCAAGTAATGCCATTGGAATAGTACATCCCGGCAGAATAATATGTTCCACCTAATGAGCCAGGCAACCATGCAGTTCCTTGGGATGCTTCACACCAATAAAAATCACCCGATACCGTAGCAGGATCGGGTAATGCAGAATAATTTGCAACCACCGTAATAAAAGTAGAGGGAGGAATTGTGGGAGCGGGCGGTACAAATACTCCTTGGTTAAACATAGTTTATCTGTTATTGAATTATTTTGGTAACATTGAATCTACTTGCCCGAAAATAAATGTGTTGCAAGCAACACCTGCTAATTGTCGTAAATATGCAATATCTTCAAGTGAGATGATAAATTTTTCTTTGGTACAGTCGCCTATTCCAATTCCTAATTTATACCTGCGTATTTTTTCTTCAGCATTAATTTTTTCGTCTTTATATTCTCCTAATAAAACCTGTTTTAATACATATGCTAATGTTACTGGTTTTGATTTAGGATCAACGGCATTAATCATCATATCAGTGCCATCAATGTTTTTAAATTTTGTGTTGATCTTGATTTCCATTTTAATTTGTTGTTTATTGGTTTTTTATTATTATTAAATTTCAATGACCTCTATTTTGCCAGGATAAATTACTTCCAATGCTTCCTGTGCTACTCCTATCAATAAATCCTGCGTAGGCAATGTTTCATATCCTTGTACTGATAATTGCAATCCTAAAAATGATGGGTTAAAATCTGCTATTTGATCAATTTTTGATTTGCCATCATTATATGCTGTTAATGATGCATACACATTTGTAATTACCTGACAAGGAATTAAATCATCTTTAACTGCAGCAATATTTGCATACCCTTCTGCTATTACAACTATTGCACCTGCTGCGGTTGATAGTCCATTATTTAATGCTATTTTTGCGTTTACTTTTAATGCTTTCATGTATTTATTTTTTATTATGCTACTTTTCTAAATGTTTCTTGCCATTGTGTGCCATCGTAAAATAATCCTAATATTGTATTATTTGCAGCTATTAAATCAGCGGAACCAGCAAGTAATAACACGGCTGTTCCTGCACCTCCTGCAGTATTATTTTTAATTGTGGGAGTACCAGTAAACATTAATGTTATGTGGGTGCCAGCATTCCAATTTGCTGTAGTAATTGCGTTAATTGTTGTATTTCCAGTAATGGTAAATGTATTTCCATCTAATCCTAATGTTAAATTATTTGCAGCAGCAATAGAAGCGCCAATAGCTGTGCAAAACCTGCTATTTAATGTAAATAAACCGTTATTATCAATAGATAAATATTGTGTTAAAACTCCATTATTTACCACAAATAATTTTAATATTCCGTTTTCCGCGCCTGCTGTATTTGATACGATGCCACCATTAAAAGAAGTATATGTTACAGTTGCGCTATTGGAATTATTTAATTTCATATCAAATCCAGTTCCTAATCCAACCGTATTTACAGGTCTATAGGATCCTACAGTATTTGTTATTAAATTAGTAAAATCTCCTGTACTGTTTATTTCCAACACATTGTTTAAAAAATTACCATTTGATCTTACAGTAAAAACCAATTTACCATATTCAGCTCCGGCGGTAGAATCAACGGGCACTGCTGAAAACAGTGCATAATTTACATAAGTGCCAGAAGCATTAATTCCAGCAAAACACATTGATATCGGGAATACATTGGTATTTCTGATAATCTGAAATGGAGGCGCACCAAATACTTTAAGAGCACAATCAAATCCATCAATAGTACCGGTTGGCGGATTATTAAAAAATGATACTCCATCATCACGCAAAGCTAATAATGGTGTATTACTTGAATTTTGAAATATAGCCGTATATGTTGCTGATGTTGATCCCGATCCTTTAACATTAATCCTTGCACCAACACTTGTTAATCCAACCCCAAAATTACCGGCATAATCAAAGCGACCAACTTCGGCAGGAGTTGTATTGTTTGCTGTATAAAATCCTAATGCTCCTTTATAAGCACCATTTGTAACATCTGTAATGATGCCGGAAATACCTGCTACTGATGTTCTTCCGCCAGTATTTCTATTTGCCGAAAATAACATTTGAGCGCCACTATTATTGGTAGCTGCTACTGTATTATAGATGGCCAATACTGGCGCTACTCCTATATCAGCAGATGCAATATCAAATTTAACGGTAGGGCTAATATTATTTACGCCAATATTAGTACCATCATCAAATATTTGGCTATCACCAATAGTAACCCCATCAGGAGTCCATTTGGCAACAAAATTTAATGTTCCCGAGCCGCCTACAAAACCTCCTACCATTGTATTGGGAGGTGCAAATACTCCTGAGTTAAACATATTTTTATTTTATAATTTTAATAAATTGCGGATATTCTTAATGTAGTGCCAGCAGCTACTACAGCCAATTCCTTATATTGTTTTCCTACATATGGCAATGTATATGAAGTGCCTGATTCTATTACAATACCATCTACTGAAGCATTAGCAGCTCCATCATTTATAAATCCAACTACTAATGCTCCCTCATCAATTGTCCCATCGGTGGTTGCATTTGCTATTACCGGAGTAGCTTTTGTTTGTTGATTTTCAGAATTATTAGGTCTTGTAATTAAGGCTGCCATTTGTGTTATATTATTTCGTTAATTTTTAGTTCTTTAAAATGTGATCTGTTTTTAAGTATTACATATTCACCATTTGATTTTAATAATCCTCCTACCTCCTGCAATGCCATGTTATTTTGTTCGGCTGTTTTTTTAAACCATTTTATTAAATTTTCTTCAATCAATTCATCTGTTGTTCCCGAAACCATCTTTTCTACAAATGATAAGTTTAAAATATCTTTGAATTTTATATATTCAATAAACTCATTATTTGATGACCATAACTCGCATTTCAAACATTCTGATTCACCAAAACTTAAAATTAATTTTAATGATCTTTTTTGGATTGCACTATTTTTTGCAAAAAAGGTATTTAATTTATCCTGAAAAAATTTTACTTTATCCATTTAATGTGTAGTTAGGTTGGACACAAAATAACCGGTTGCCATGCTTATTGCAATGCCGCTAATTAATCCGCCTAAAAATACAATTTTCTTCTGGTGTTTTGGTGGAGTAACTGTATAAGTTTTCAACTCCAATGTTTCAGTATGTGGATTAATATTTGTTACAATTATTTCAGGAACCCTTGACTTGTACCACTTTTTTTTGTTATAGCGTACCTGGTAATCATATTCATTAAAAACTTTATAATCTACATGAAATGAATCCGGACTAGCGATGATCTTAAATCGTTCCCATTTATTAAAATAATTGGTAACGTATGTTGGACGTAAGGTTAATGTATCATTTTTACCACGGATAGTATCATATTTTTGTATGTTGGTACCAGATGTAAATGTATTCCCGGTTACTGTTCCGTGTACGGTTGCCGATGCTGTATGCTTATCAACCAATTGTTGCAAACGCAACAATGCGCTATCCTTTCCTGCATTCAGGTGTTTAAGATCGGCAACCGTGCCTTGTAATGCTGCAATTGTTGCTACATGCTGCCCTTTTTCATTAACATACGTTACCAATGTATCATTATTGGCATTGAGCATGTTTTTATACTTACTAGCATCGCCACAAGTATTTAACAGGCAACAAATTAGTGCAACTATTACTAAGGCAAAAATTATATTAACTATTTTTTGATTCATTATCATTTGCTATATTTTCAGGTGCCTGATCAGGAGCTTCCTGTGTATCATCACTGCAAAAATTAATCACCTCATTAGCAACGGCCCCTGCTAACAATACTGTTATGCCTACCCATTTATAATCTGCTACCAAAGCACTCATACCTATTGTACCAGTAAGTCCTTTTATAAATGTGGCAATTTTAATTACCTTTTTGCTTTTGGGTTTATAATATTTGCTCATGATTAATTTATTTTAGATCCGGTATAATATACATCCGGAAAATTTTCATTTTTTGTGATTTTTATAGGCCCGCTTTTAGCGATGTGCGCCCCATAGTAATTGTACGCTAAAAATCCTACAACTAAAATTAGTCCGCCTACTGCCAATGTATTCCAATCAATGTTTTTCATTTTTTAGTTTTGTTTAGTTCCTATAGCAGGTGGTAATTCCCCCTGGTGATTCATTGCATTTATATTTTGTTTTGCAAAATGAATTACAGCATACACGCCAATTGCTATTAATGCGCCTACCAATAGTGTTTTCAAATCAATGTTTTTCATAACTATGCTTGTTTAGGTTTAAATATACTGAAATAGAATACACCAATTGATATCAATGATATGGCAAAAAATATCCCACTTGTTTTACGGTTCAATATTTTTCCATCTTTATCAATACTGCTACTTGAAAGCATACCTGCAATTAATGCAGTGCCTAATGCTGCTATTGTTAATTTATTTGAGTTCATGTTATTTATTTTATTTGCTTGTTTAAATTATAAAATAATGCAACGCCGCCAATTACTATACCCATGGCCGCTGAAATATTTAATGCTTTATTTCGTTTTTTATTTTGATCGGATGATGATTGTGCCACATATAAAAAAGTGGCTCCCGATATCATCATCAATGATATTGAAATCAATACATATTTTTCATTATTCCCCATCTTTTAACAATCTGTTGAAGTACTCGGACTTAAAATTTCGGCCAACGTAATACTTTCGTCAATTTTAATATTGCTTAATATAATTGCACTGCTTACTGCTGTTACATATCCCTTAATACGCACTTTAATATTTTCAGGTGAATTTAAAAGTGAAGCAATTGCCATTTTTAATACTTTACCAGGATCAAACTCAATTTTTAAATTAATAACTGATGTTGCATGAGCCGGTAAATTTGCTTGTGCTGTTTTAATATTTGTAACAAAAACATCATTTATGTATGAATCGAAATTGCCTGAAAGTATTTTCAAATTAATATCACTATTATTTTTTAGCTGCAGCTGAACGATCAAACTCACATATTTTAACCCTATGTGTTCGAATCGATAGGATAAAAATTTTACACATGATTGTTTGATCAGTTGCATTTGCCTTACTACAGCAAAAGCGGCATAACCGCCTATGGCCAATAATAATGGTATTAAAATTTGTTTTGCTTTCATTACATTAACTTAATGCTGCCGCGTTAGGTGGTGCCACTGTACCGGTTTGTGCAGTTGCAACTGTATGGCTTGGTTTTGCCGGTGGAGTAGATGGTGTAACTACTTTTGATTTTTTATACCATTTATATCCATAATAACTTCCTGCAATTAATGCAGCAGCTATTAATCCGTAAATAATTATTGTTTTAGTTTTCATTGTTGTTATTTTTTACTGCATTTAGTTGGATCCTTTTTACATTGATACGCTTTGTATCCGTAATAGCCGCCTATTGAAAGACCTGTTAAAACTAATGTCCAGATGATTACTTTTTTCATGTTGTTGGGTTTGTTAGTTATTTGTTAATAATTATATATTTGTTGTTTCTGTATTGTTTTTTGTTGTAATTATATGCCCTACCAAACTAGCTGCAAAGGCTATCACTATTGTTGTTAACACGGGTTTACGTGTAAATACCCCGTATGCTAATCCTGCTATAAAAAGTATGGCGCTATGCCCTGTTTTTGAATTAAACCATTCATCATCCATTTTTTGTAAGAACTTTTTTATTAAATTTGTAGCGCTTCACTAATCAGTTTGTCTGTCTTTCTCCATACGCTCAACTGGCAAACGCAAAGCCCCGGATTTATTCGGGGTTTTTTGTTTTTATTGCTGATCTTTACAATATGGCAATCCAGATTTCCCTCTAACAGGATCTTTTTTATACAATGATTTATATAATTCTAATGCTGATTTTCCATTATCGGCATAAGCTCTCACTAATAATTCAATGGTACATTCAACTTCTTCCTGATTTTTTTTAATAATTTTCTTATGGATGTAATAAGCAATTACTGATACTACAGCGGCGGCTATAATAGCTGTAGTAGTTGGTATTATTATTTCTTTTTTCATGGTTTTTTATTTTTCAAATTTCTGTTTTACAAAAACAAATAGTCCCACTGCTATTGCGATTGTTGCAATTCCTATATACATATTGGTTTGGGCTAAATCCATTGCCCCAATGTATTGAGCATTTTTAAATACTCTATCTGGTGGATTTTCGGTTTTCAATTTTTCGTCTTGACTTTTTATCTTGTAATACTGTATAATTGAAATTCCAAATATGCTTATTCCGCCCGTCAATAAAGCTGAAGCATCTATTTCTTGTAATATTTTCATGTTTATTTTTTAATAAATAACTATCCTAATTTAACGTAAGCCGGATATACGTATCTACCGGCACTTAATCTATAATATTGATATCCGCCTTTTGTTTCAGTGCCTTCAATAGTTCCTAACCATTCGCCTTTTTTAGCTGTTTTATAGATTGAAAAGTCAGGATTAAATACATGTACTGCATCAGCATTTGCATATGCTACACGGCCTATTACAGATGGTGCAGGTGTAGGTTTAGGTGTTGTAGTTACTACCGGACCTGTTTTTATACCACCTGTTGCAGGTTTTCTAGTGTCCGGCGGTAACGTTTCATCCTTTGGTGCTTTTGGATGAGCCGGTTTATACATTAAAAAATACCAGGAAGCTGTTGCTACTAACAGTCCTGTAATGATCACTATTGCTAATTTTGAGTTTTTGTTCATTTTGATGATTATTAAAATCTGTATGAAATATTTTTAGTTGCAAATAATTTATTGATATCACTAATTCCAATGTCCCCATTTGATATGGCAGCCAAGCCTGCAATAGGATTTACTGCTAATAATGCATAATTTAAAATACCGTAACCGGTTTGTGGCATTTCTTCGGTAAGTGCACCGCTTAATGTGCCTTCAAAATCAGGCATTGGATTAGCACGGCCGGATGATATTTTACGGATCCCATATGCATTTATCAATGCCAATACATCGGCATCGTTATTAAGATTTGCCATAGCCGCAATGATGGCTTTATTATCAGTACCATACCCATCCATTGCTGCAAATATTTTATTGGCCAAGCTGGAAAACTGTGCCTGCGATAAGGTAGTTCGGGTAGTTGAATTTGAATTTAATCGTTCTAGTTCCCGCCTTGTGGCATCGGTTTCTTTTTTGGAACCTTCCAATAATTTTTTATTTTGTATAACTTTATAAATCCTATATCCTGCTAATGAAACACCTGCTAATACAATAACAACAGATAGCCCTTTGGCCCAGGCCGGCATATCTTTATAAAATTTATATACTATTCCGTTTTGCATGATTACTTAATTAATTCTTTCAAAATTGTTTTTAACTGATCATTTGTTTTGCCGGTCACATTAATAGTGGCATTTAATCCTTTTATTTGATCACGTAAATCATTATCACTCATTGCATCAATAGCTTGTTCAGGTGTTTTATTTTTACACGGACAAGGTTTTTTATATTTGCAATATACCAATGCACTAAGGATTACACCACTTATAATTAATGCTATGATCATTTTTTGATTCATTATGTTTTTCCTTTATTGTGTTTGTTTCATTTTTTTACTTCTGTTGAATTTGAATCAGTATGCTTTTTAAACCAGGCATCATACTTTTTTTTCACAAACTTTCCACCATACCAAGCGCCCACAATTACAGATGGTACTAGCACAAAAAACAATACTGTTTTAATTACTTTTTTAGTATCCATTATGATGTTTTAACCCAATCAGCACCACCATGTTTACTACAATCAGCCACATTTTTTGTAGTGGTACCATCTTTACATCCATAAATTACTGATTCGGCAGGACCATTACCACCTGCTGTTTTATATAAATATTTTGCTGCCGATGATGATACTACTGCTGTAGCTGCTGCACCGCTTGTTAATTTACCTTCCCACAGGTTTATTTGTGTATCCAAGGCAATTATTTGCTGCAATAATGAATCCATCCTAGCATTTACCATTTTAGCAGCTGATGAAGTTGCTAAACCTGAAGATGCACCTTTGCCTTTCAAGTTCATATATTCAGCATATAATTTAGCACGTTGTGCGCGTAATGCTGTTAATTTTACAGTAATTTCGGTACCCGAAAAATTGGATGATGTATTTGCTGTAACATCAGGTGAAGTTGAATTTAGTTTTGTTCCTGTTTTAGGCTTACGTACCCATACATATAATAGGAATCCAAGTCCTACTGCTATTATGATATTTCTTGTTTGTTTCATGTTTATTATTGGTTATTTATTATTTTTGTTTGTTATTTTTTACTTTCATTAATTGCATTATTAGCTATTTTATAGCCAATAAAGGCTCCTAATACTACACCTGCAATAATAATTGGATAAAATAATTTATTGTATTTATCATTGGAGCTAACCATTACTGCCGGAATAATTGCAAATGCTCCTCCTGCAATTGATGTAATACCTATTACCCATCCGTATGCTATAACTTTTTTTGTTGTTGTCATCATTTTTATTTTTATGTTAATATTTTAGGATTTAATGCTACATATACTATTCCCATTGCTATAATTGAAAATATGATCACTACTATCGGATTATTTTTTATAAAGTTGGTTCCATCATATGTAATTTGATTTAGCCTGTTTAACCAGCCATTTAAAAATGCGGCATATTGTGTGGGATTAGATGTTGCCAGATAATTCCGGTTTGTTACTTCCCCGGCTTTTGCAATATCAAATAATTTTTGTGATTGTGCATTATTTATCTGAGCAGCATCGGCAGCAGTTAATGCATTGTTATTAACTGCTATCACTGTTTTACCATAATATGTATTTACATATCCTTTGATCCGTTTTAAGCCATTATATCCGGAAGCTATAAATGCATCAAAAAATATGTGCGCTACCGAATTGTTTGCAATTTTATCCCCCTGTAAAATATCCCAATAATTTTTTTTATAAATTGCCTTGGCCTGATCGGTAGTTAATGACTTCATTTGATCAACCGTTGGACAATATCCATAATATGCCTTGTAAGCAATTGCAGAAATTCCATGATTGGTGCCAATTAATTGACCATTGCAATAATTAGCAGTATCCTTACTCAATGCTTGGTATCCGCCTTCAAAATTGAATGTTTTGGCTGCTATGCTGTTAAAGTCTGCCATTATTGTTATACTTAAAATTGTTAATGTAATTTTGTATGTATGCTATCCGTTCACGGCTTTGTTTTGTATCATTAAAAATGTTTGCAAAAGCATACAAACATTCTGTTTTTGGGAATCCTAAACCAAGTGTAACACGCAAAGAATTTATATCGCAATAAATTTCATCAGTAGTATTTCCATATACATGAAAAAACTCATGCCATCCTATCACCACACGTATTGGTACCGTAAATGATCTAAACTGGTTGCTCGATACCTGCATCCCGTTATTCATATGGTCAATCCGGGCAGGTGTTTCAATTTTACCAAGTTCATCATCAATAATTACTGGCATATAATTGATCCAGTATTTATTTGATTTACTGTAATAAACGCCATCTGGCAAATAAGAAGCATTGGCGCAAAACCACAGGTAAAAATCTTTGAATTCAATTTCATCCGATGTTAATGGGATCATTGCCTGTGGCAAATAATCAACTGAAATTGTTTTTATGCTGTAAGCGCTTTCATCACCATTGGTAGCATTTTCAAATCCCATCCTTAATTTTTCGGGTGATATTGGCAATGGAAAATCCAGTAAAAATGTACCACTCGTGTTGCCCGGATTGGCATATCTATCAAAGAACACTGTTTTACGATGCTGATCATCTACACCTACAATTCGTAAATCAAAAGGACGATTGAATTGTATGTTAAATTTTAAATTAAGTTTTAAATTTTGTGTAGGTATTACTGGTAAAACCATTATTTTATGCTGCTTTTAATACGTTTCTTACATCAGCCACTGTTGCCCCGGCATTTTGTGCTTTTTCAAGCATGGTATCAAAAACCTGAGTGGCTTTATCAACGGCTTCTTCTGCCATTGTTTGAGCAGTGGCGGCCATCTTTTTTTCAGTGCGCTTTTTAGCGATCCAAAACCCGGCAACAAATGCAAGTGCTATAAACAAATATTTATTATTATCCATTTTTATTTACTTTTTTTACCTTTTTTTACAATTACTACTGTTATGGCAGTCACTATTGCTAATCCACCAATAATTGCAATCCATACTCCTGCACTCATTCCTTTTGTTGGTGTTGGTGGCGGGTATCCTCCAGGGCCGTAAATATCAGTAGTCGGCGCCGGCGGGGGATTATTAACTGTGCCAAATATTTGCCCAATGTTTTTAAGCAGATTAGTACCCATATCAATATATCCGGTTATTTTATCTGATGCGGCTTTTTTCTTAGCGGCAATACATTTATTAAGGTCATTGTAGTATGCAACATCCGAGGTATAATCATCTGCATTTATTTCATCTGAACATTGTTGTGTTGCAGATTCGGTTGTAAGGTTGCTAAAACGATTACCGCGTAAGCTATTACTAGCTACATCAGGTGAATGACGATCAGAAACCGCATAATCATGACGGCTGTTAATATCCGGTGAATGACGGCCGACTAATCCTGGTGATAAAAAATTGGAGATGTCAGGCGAGTGACGACCATTAAGGCCCGGTGAGTGACGATCAGAAACAGCGTAATCATGACGGCTATTAATATCCGGAGAATGGCGACCATTCAATCCTGCATTTGAACCTTTTC